TTATTGAGTTTAAATTCATACCTTGGCGTGGCGCTTATGCTATTGGCTTACCTCATCTTATTGGTGGGCTTAGTGCTGCTCTTACTGGTGCATTACGTGCTTTATTGGACTCCGCCCACATCAACACCGCGCCCACAATGCTCAAGCTTAAAGGGGCTAAAATCAGTGGGCAATCGACTGTTATTGAGCCTACGCAAGTTTCTGAGATTGAAGGAGCGCCAGGAGTAGACGATATTCGTAAGATTGCTATGGCTGTGCCTTTCAATCAACCGAGTCCTGTCTTATTTCAACTTTTAGGATGGTTAACTGCAGCTGCAAAAGGAGTGGTAACCACTGCAGAAGAGAAGATTGCTGACGCAAGTAATAATATGCCTGTCGGAACTGCTCAAGCTCTAATTGAGCAAGGCTCAGTAGTGTTCTCATCAATCCATTCGCGATTACATGACTCACAACGCAGAGTATTCAAGGTTTTAACCCGCTTAAATCGCTGGTATCTTGATGAACAGCGTAAAACTGAGATTGTTGCAGATTTAGAAATCACTCAAGAGGACTTTACTTATAATTCTGACGTTATTCCTGTCTCTGACCCACATATTTTTGCTGAAAGTCAGCGTTATGCCCAGATTCAAACCCTCGCAGCGCGTGCACAGGCTAATCCAGACCTATATAACCGCATAGAAGTTGAAAAGCGCATTCTCAAGCAGATCAAAATACCTGATATTAATGGAATTCTGCCCGATCCGCATGAAGTTGAGAATATGAACCCAGCTTTAGAGAATGTATCAATGACCCTCGGCAGACCAGTAGGTGCATTCCCGAATCAGGATCACCTCGCTCACTTCTTGACCCATTTGTCTTATGCAAAAGATCCAATTTTTGGGGCTAACCCAATTGTGGCTCCTCAATTTGTGCCTGCTTGCCTTGAGCATTTAAAGCAACATTTAACTTTATGGTATTTGAATCAGGTAGACGGATATGCTAGTGTGGCACTTGGTAAACCCTTCAATGCTCTAAAAGTACAAGAGGTTATTCAAGAGGCTCAAAAACTATTGGCTGTAGCCACGCAGCACGTTCATCAAGACTCTGCTCAAAACTTATCCGAAGTAGGTCAAGGTATTCAGCAGATGATGCAATTGATGAAGACTCTACAACAGCAACAGCCTCTACCACCTACTGACCCTAATATCATAGCTCAGGTTAATGCCCTCACACAAACTGCTATGGCTGAGACTACACGCAAACAGGCTGTGGATTCTGCTGAACTTCAATTGAAAGCGCAGAAACAGAATCAAGATGCGCAAGAGAAAGAGGCTCAAATTGTGAGTCAGCAACAGATCGAAGCTGCAAAATTGACACATGCCGTAAATGTTATGACGATTGAAAAACAATTTGAAGCAAAGCAGGCAGAAGTTCAGCATCAACAGGCGATGCAGCAAGCAGCGCAGCAACATGTTCAAAATACGCAACAATCCGCTCAAGAAGCCGAGCAATCAGCAATGCAACAGCAATTAGCAGCGCAAACAGAAGCACAACAATCTACAGCAGCACAACCTACTCAAGGAGAATTAAATGTCTGAAGCAATTAGCGCACATAAAAAGATGGCAATGGGAATCACAGAAGGTAATGTGATGAAAAAAGGCGGTAAAGTAAAGAAATATGCAAATGGTGGGGCTGTTGCTGAAAGCAAAGCAGCTAATCTGCCAGCTAAAGGTTCACCACTTAAAGCTGATTTTAATGCGGGTAAAATTAAAGTTGCCACCATGAAAAAAGGTGGTGCAGCTCGTGGTCGTTGATTTAATTGGTAAGCTAAAGAATAGGCGACTTGAAATCGCCCTTTCTCTTGCTGAAGGTGGGGCTATTAATATGGAAAGCTACCATCGCCTTGTAGGAATCAATTTAGGGCTTGCAGAAGCTCTTGATATGATTGACGAATTACTGAAAGAGCAAGACAAAGATTTGTAGTAAAACCGCTCTGTATAGAGCTTTTAAAAGGAGAGTCGCATGACTTTTGATGTAGAACAAACGCTGCAAGAAGCATTTCCTGCAGTTGATCCAATGATCACACCCTTTGGTGCTCGCGTACTAGTTCAGCTACGTGCCGTCAAAGAAAAAGTATCCAGCGCGGGTATATTACTCCCGTCTGAAACCAAAGAAACTGAAAAATGGAATACCCAAATCGGCAAAGTTCTAGCCGTTGGTCCTATTGCATTTAAACAGCGAGATACTAGTGAACCATGGCCAGAAGGCGCATGGGCTGAAGTCGGTGACTTCGTCCGTGTAGTTAAATGGGGTGGTGACCGATGGGAGGTCGACTATGTTGATGAAAATGGTTTGAATGGTAAGGCTCTATTTACCTTCTTTAACGACCATGAGTTAATCGGCAAAGTTACAGGGGATCCTCGTGCAATTAAAGCGTTCATTTAAGTTTTGAAAGGAAAACTAGCATGAATCCAACAGATAAAATGGAAACACAATTAGCAGTAGAAGAGTTACAAGATGGCGGTGCAGCAGTACAACTGCCAGATGGTGCATCAAATCCACAATCAACTGCAGAAGAGCATGATGATAATGACTTAGATGCAGGTGGAGATGATAACGATGAAGACCGCGAAAAGATTCGAGAGGCTAGACGTGAAGAACGTCGCTTGAAAAAGCAAATTCATCGTGAAAAAGTTAAAGAATCAAGTTCTCTTATAAATGCCCTAAAAAGACAGAACTCTGAACTATCTAACCGCTTAGCAGTTGTAGAGCGTAAAAGTTCAGGTGCTGAATTAGCTAGAGTTGATAAAGCAATTGAGGATGCTGGTGTTCAAGTTGAATATGCTAAGATGAAGCTATCCGAGGCAGTAGCTCAACAAGATGGGCAGGGAGTCACCCGCGCTCAGGAACTCTGGTATGAATCTAAGCGTAAACTTGAATCTCTTGAGAGCGTTAAGCATAATGCAACTCGCCAAATCAACCAACCACAACAGCAAAACATTCAAGTACCAGATCCTATGGTGCAAAAAATGGCTGCTGATTGGATGGAAGATAATCCATGGTATGACCCACGCGGTGGTAATGAAGAATCTGAAATTGCTCAAATTGTTGACAAAAAACTTACAGCTGAGGGTTACGACCCAACTTCTGAAGATTATTGGGACGAACTAAGCGACCGCCTAAGCAAGTATATACCTAAACAAAGCCCTAGCGGTTCTAAACCCCAACAGAGACCAAGATCAGTTATGACCAGTTCAGGTAGAGATACTACAGCTACTACTAAGTCCAATGAATTCAGGATTAGTCCAGAGCGTGTGGCAGCAATGAAAGAAGCGGGTGCTTGGGAAAATCCTGAGTTACGTAAAAAGATGACACAGCGGTTCATAGATTATGACCGCGCAAATAAGAATAGAGGTTAATCATGAGTGATGATCGTTTGAAGAAAAATACTACCGCAGGTCGTGAAACTAGAGCCTCTCAGGATGTAAGTCGTGAGCCACCTGAGTCTAAAATGGTTTCATCTGATGAACGTCGTCGGATGTTTCGGTCAGAGTGGCAACAAGAAGCTTTACCAACAGTGCCTGAAATTCCTGGATTTCACCCTTGCTGGCTTTCAACTACAAATCAGTATGACCCTATTCATAAGCGTTTACGTATGGGCTATACCCCTGTAGTTGCGGAGGATGTTCCTGGCTTTGAACATTTGAAAGTAAAGTCTGGAGAAATGGAAGGATTTATCTCAGTTAATGAGATGGTTCTTTATAAAATTCCTAATGATATTTATCAGGAAATCATGCAAGAAATGCATCATGATGCTCCGATGGATGAACAAACCAAGATCAAACTTCAACAAGAACAGCTCTTAAGCGCTAAAGATAATAGCGGCAAACGTCTTGGTAATGTTGAAGGTGATGGTATGGAATTTGACATGAGTAAAAAAGCCCCCGTATTTGAATAAAAGAGGCTATAATTGGTTGCATAATAAGCGCTAGAAGTTTAGCGCTTAGTTCTAAAGAATTCGCAGTACTTAAAATCGCGATAATGTGATTTTGCTAAATCGGCTTTGAACAAAGCTAAAAACCAAAATCTATTAACCATTTTAAGGAGCAATCTATGTCAGCTACTAACGCTCCATTTGGTTTGCGCCCTGCATTCTTTCCAACAGGTTTGGAACGTGCTCAGGCTCTAACAAATGGTATCCCGTCTGGCTATGCGACCAATATTTTAAAAGGTCAGCCAGTCTCGTATTCCGCGAACAGTGGTCAGATCATTCCCGTCGCTACGACT